AAAGCACGCTTCGTCACATGGAGTTGACTCCCCTAACAGCCGCACAGTTCCCCGAAAAGGCGAATATTTACGCGACCAATGATAATTTCACTTGGACTGAAATCAATTACTGGGAGGACCGTAACCCTGTGACAAATTCAAACGTTCAAACCATTGTTGTTAACGCAACGGAACCATTCAAGAAGTATGCCCTCGTGGCGACAAAGGCTGCCGCCGCCTCCAACGTTGCCATCCAAGATTGGCAACTCTTCACCGAGTCCTTCTCCATCGATGGGGGGAAGGTGGCTATGGCAACATCTGCGGTATCCGGTGGTGAGACGGTGATGGACCAACACGGGCCTCACTTGAGGGGGGAAGCCAAGTTGAAGAAGTATCCCGAGATTGTCTTCGAGGATGGGAAGTTTGACCGCAATGACTCGACCAACACGTACGTCCAAGCGGGGTATACGGTGACGGCGAGTTCAGTGTTGGGCTCGGTGTATACCCCGTGGAGAATATTTGATGATTATTTATCTGGAAATGATGGGTGGGCTACACTTAATCGTTACAATGCGAGTTCACCCGGAGAAGCTCAACCTGGTCTTGGTGCTACACAATTCCCAGCCGCTTCTGGACGATATGGTGAGTACATAGATTTACAATTACCACATGGAATTAAAGTTACCAATTTTGTCATTCAAGTAAGACCCACCCAATCTGGTAGTGGAACGTGGATGCCCGAAGATTCGCCTGGTGCGGGTTATCTCTATGGTAGCAACAACGGTACAGCTTGGACTGAAATTAAAGCTTTTAGTGGACTGACGTACGGGGGGATGTCAACCAATGGTGGTACACAAGAAACGGTACAAGTTGATTCTACGGTAGCCTATAAATATTTAAGACTTCAAGCCACGCATCGAGCTGGTCAGAATAGTAGCGATCAGTTTTTAGCTATCGGTGCACTCGAATACTACGGCTACGAAGAGGGTGCCGGGTCACAAGGGGACACCTCCATCGATACCACCTTCACCTCCGTGATGAACACCCCCCAAACGACTGGGGCCAATGTGTACGTTGACGGGAGCTTAGGTGGGAACGCCAACACAAATAGGGTTGTGGGACCAGCTGCGGCGAACACTGCGGCAACGTATGACACCACCGGGAAATACTGGGAACTCAATGGGACCCTAACCTCAAACATCACCGTGGAGGCCAATACCTTCTTGGAGGGTGACCAACCCCACGCGGTCTCGGTGTGGTTCAATTCTTCTAATTTGGAGGCCAACGTTTCCAATACGTGTGTTTTTTCCATTTCGGACCAAGAGAAGTTGGATTCCGTCAACTTGGATCTCCAATCGAACACGTGGCACAACCTAACCTATGCGTACCAAGGTGAAGGTGGGTCCCGGGTGACCTACCTCGATGGACGTAAGGTGGCCGAAGACCAAGCCGAAGATACCTTCGGGGACTACCCACCGTTCGCGATGGCGGTGCACCAAGTGGGTGGGTATGTGGTGAGTTCGAGTAGTGAACATAATAATACTGGCGGGCGCGGGTGGGAGGCATTCAACGATAGCCCAGTGGTCACTGGGTCCGACATCACTGGAACCTATTGGCAGACTCTAACCAACACATACGAGACGTCTGGAAGTTATAATTGGATAAGTGGGGTGGGTGCTACGGGTGTTCAATTTACAGACACAGTGGGTGGTCAACATTCTGGTGAATGGATTAAATTAGAAATGCCACATAAACTTAGATTGAACTATATTTCATATTTGTCTACCTACACTGGCTACATGCCGAAAGATTTTGTTATTTTGGGTAGTAATGACGATAACACTTGGACGTTACTCAAATCTGTAACGGGTGGAACAGCAGTTGAAGATGTGTACCATGATTTAATTATCAACGCGAATCACTCTTATAAATATTTTGTATGGCTCACATCTGCTATAAATGGTACTGGTGGTGAAGTTCTGATTGCTAATATCAAATTCTACGGCCACCGCGAGAATGACCTGGTCCGCCTTCCCGATCCCACGAATGTCCTCAAGTATCCGCACGTGCTGATGACTGCCCCGGCCCAGAGGGGGTATGTGGCGACGGCTTCAGCCTCGGATACAGACGTTGGGGGGAATCACGCGAACACACCGACTGTATACCAACCATATCAGGTGTTTGATGATATTACTTCGACCGAATGGTTGGGTAAAGTCAATCGATATGATGCCGATGGAGACCATACAGGTGGAGAAACAACAACAGAAAACTCAAATAACTGGACGGGTGATTGGTTACAAATACAAACACCGAATAAAATTCGATTAACAAGTACAAAGATTGCGAGACAATTGAGTGATGGGTATGGTACGAATCGTTCGCCTAGACAAGGTGCTATATTAGGTTCAAACAATAGTACTACGTGGCAGTATATACACAACTGGTCAGGTATAGGGGCGAGTGATTGGCCGAGTGGTGGAGTTCACAGAGAATTTACATTTACAACCCCGTCAGATGCCTATTATAAATATTATAGATTCATTATAGAAAAAACACAAAGTGACACCTATGCATCCATAGGTAGTTGGCAATTGTTAGGCACAGAAGAGGCCACCCCGGTCCCCATCCAGATCGGTGGTGGGAACATCGATAAGGTGGCGAACTTTAGGGTGTACGACAAGTTTGTGGGGGAGGACCAAGCCCTCGAGATTTGGGATGCCCAAAAGGACCATTTCGGGAGGGCCAAATCCTCGATGACTTTGTACAAGGGTCGCCTAGGCTTGGGGACCACTGAACCTGAGGGGAGGTTGGCGGTCCTCGACGAACCCCACAACTTGGAAGAGTTTCCTCCTAGGGCTATGACCGGGTACAAGAACTACTTTGAGGGACATGGGGTGTTTAAGGCGAGTGCTGATTCCTACGGTGCAGGTACTACTACAACTCGTTTTCCATGGAAGGCTTTCATTAAGGGAACAGCCGGATTTACATCTAATGGTGATAATTCGTGGCTAGATGGTTCGGGAGATTTTAATAACGCAACTGGTGTGTATGACGGAAGCTTACTACATCATAATGGTTCAGTATCGGGTGAATATCTTCAACTCGAACTACCATATGAAATACAATTATCGAGCTATTCATTAGCCCCGTGGAATTTTCCCGCCGGCACTACTTATCAGTATTCCGATTTCCCGAGAGACTTTATTATCTATGGTTCAAAAGATTCTATAAGTTGGGATATAGTTGATACACGTTCGGGCCAGTCTTCGACATTTCAAGGTGATGTCCAAAAATATCATGCAAACTCACAGAAAACATACAAATACTTTGTAATTGTTGTAACTAAAATTAATACAGCAGCGTACGCTAACAGTGCTGTATACGTAGCCATAGGGGAATGGAAACTCTTCGGCACCCGTGAGCAGGGTCAATCCGTCCTCCACGATGGCCAACTGACCCTCACCAAGAACCTCACAGTTCCCCGAATTGGGCCGGCCCTAGACGCGGACGATACACCCCGTCGGGACAGGCTCGTGGTGGAATACAACACCTCGACGAACCCCACGTTCGAGGGGGTTGTTAGGGATACAAGTGGGAGGGGGAATGATGGTGTTTTTGTGGGGACAGCTACGTATGATGCGAATGAAAAGGCTTTGACGTTTCCAGGTACAGTTACAAATAACATATATACAGGTAATCTGGGTCCCAATCTCAAAGGTAATCAACAATTAACCGTATCTTTATGGTTTAAAACAAATGTGGACCAGGACCAGAATTTTTTTAGTATTGTTCCGGGTGACAGTGACGAAGACAGTAACAAAGTATTTCAGGTAAGGACTGAAGGTGATAGTACAAATTACAACCTTACTTTCATATATTGGGGTTCGGATTATAGATATAATGTACCAGAATTAGATAATCCACAAGGTAAATGGTTTCATCTCGTAGCCATGAATGTTGGTGGAACTAAAACCGGTAGCGGAACTACATTTGATCGCGGTGACCCATCGAATAGAAGATTATTTCTAAATGGTGTTGAATTATTTACACCGTCATCGGCCACTTATGGCTCTGCAGTGTCTGGATCTGCATCTGACATATTAGATCTTGATCCCAATTCAAGGTTAATAATAGGTTCACGTTATAGGAATAATGGTGAATATCCAGTAAATGGCTCCATCTCCAACTTCAAACTCTACGACACGGCCCTCACCGCCGAAGAGGTCAAGACCCTCTACCAAATGGGTCGGTGCGACGAGGGACACCACGTGGTGAACTTCTCGAAGACTCGGGTCGGGATCGGCTTAGGGGATGGGGAAGTTTCAGATGCTCTTTTAAATGTTGGTGGAATTCCACATGGACCCGGTTCGCGACCATCTTGGTCAGTGAAACGTAATGGAGCCGACATTGCAAATGGTTCATACGTACCATGGAACAAAATACAAAGTGAAAATATTAGCAGTTTCAATACTTCGGGTGATACCTACACAGTACGTGTCGCTGGTTATTATTTTATGAACCTTGGGTATATATTTACGGGTGGAAGAACTACATTCAAAATAGAAAAAAATGGGTCGGATGTGGCTAATCATACAACATATTTAGCCGATCCACCCAGTACTGGGTATGCCCAAGTCTCCGGTAGTTTAGTAAATCTCTTTAATGTTGGTGATACGATAAAAGTATATATAAGTGGTGGTACCTTTTATGGTGATAATCATAACTGGTTTACCGGATTCCACCTAGGATTTTAATATGTATATGTATAGTAAATGGACGAGTTTGCTCAAAACTTCAATCGGTTGTCATTAATTAAGCAAACACTTGAACATTTCATAGGTGACATTCCTTCCAAAAGTCAATATGGGTTTACATACGAATCCATAGTGTTACATCCAGGTTACGAAAAACCCCCAAAAGAGGCCTTCGAGGCCAAGTTGCAAGAACTCATCGATGGTCAACCCCTCAAGGAACTCCGCACCAAGCGGAACACCGTTCTCTCCACGACGGATAAATATGCCACTACCGATTACCCTCACTCAAATTTAGCTGTGCAGCAAGAGTGGTTGGACTACCGCCAGGCCTTGAGGGATCTCCC